ATCATCCATGTTGGCAATTTCTTGAGCTTTACGTTCTTCTTCTAATTGTTCATGTAAAGCATCACGACGGGCAACCGCATTGTCACGGTCTTGTTTCATTGCTTTAAATTGGTCTTGATCAAAGCTATCGTCAAGAACAGCTGCGTTTAATTTGTCGTTTAAGTCTGATACCTTTTGACCTTGGGCAATCCAAGCGTCGTTGATTGTGTTAATATTAGCCATTAGTTGGCCTCCTTTTGATTTTTTTCAAATAAAATAGCCAATTTGCTGTTTCGTAATTCAGCAGATTGACCATTAGTAGTATTTTCTTTTTTAGACGGCTTAGCTTTATCCTTATCCGCCTTGTAAATTAAATTCATTAGCTTATTAACTGCAGATTTAGGCGGAATGTGTGAAATGGCATTCACCGGTTGCAATTGTTGATCATTAGCAAACATAATTTCATCAGCGAAGCCTTTATCGACGGCATCACTAGCGGTTAACCATGTTTCATTTGCCATTAATTGCAGCAAGTCAGCTTGATCCATGCCAGTTTTGGCTTCATAAGCGCTGGCAATTGATTGATCAATGCCATTTAAAACACTGGCTTCATGCTCCAAATCGTCAGCATTACCAGCTGGTTGTGACCAAGCCTTGTGGATCATAATTTGAGCAGTTGGTGAAATGTTGATATGATCACCAGCCATAGCAATCACGCTTGCCGCACTAGCTGCTAAGCCTTGAATGTTAACTGTTACATTGCCAGCATAATTTTTTAGCATAGTGTATATTTCACTAGCTGCAAAAACATCGCCACCATTGGAAGCAATATCAACTTCAAGTGCTTCGTCATCACCATCGTCATCATCATCGCCACTGTCATCATTTAAAATGTCAGCAACACCCGAAGGTGATACTGCTGGCATTCCAAAGAACTGATAGAAACCGGCTGTTTGATCATCAACAATATCACCTTTAATCATCACTTTCTTTGTCATCATTATCACCTCCTTTTTCTGATTTAGCAGCAGGCATTTCATCTGGAAAATAACCAGTCTGCTGTAGTAACCAAGTTGCTTGATTGTTAGCAATTGTGCCATTTTTAGTTAACCCTGATAGGGTAGCTGCAAACGAGTCTCCCAATGGGTCTACAGCAGTCCGTATATTGGCCGTAATCTTAGCATTAAGCTTATTATCCAACTCAGCTAAAATTGCCTGTAAATAACGATTAAGGGCGTTGGTATACATGCCTTTAATTTGGTCAATATTACTTTGCTGGTCGCCTTGGCCGTTTAAGTAGCTATCAGGAATACCAAAGACTTTAGCAATTTGCTTGCTCGTCCAATCTGTTTGGCTTAACAGTTTAGTAACGTCAGCTTTCATTTCTAGCGGTTTATAATCTTCAAGTTGATCAATAACGACTGGGCCACCGTTGGAACTGTTCACCTGTTTCATGAAGTTACGTGAACGGCTAGCCTTCATTTTCTCGCTTAGCAGTCCACCATGCTGAATAGATAGAACGCCGGGAGCACTAATTGAACGTGCTAATGCAGCTAGCGTTAAATTATTAGACGAACTCTTGACTTGTAACTCATTCGATAATGCTTTTAATGGACTGTTACCTGTCATACCGCCATCGGTGCTAGCCCAGCGAATATGAATCATGTCAGACTGCGGTACATATTGAAGAACACCCAAATCAGGCTCGTCAAAGGTAATCGTATAGGTTAAACCACTACCATCATCTAATAAGTAGGTTTGCACTTGGCTAGGTCGTAAATATTCCCAACGTAAATCTAAACCATTAGGATTGCGCCAGCGATATGCAAAACATTCACCACCCAATAAAAGTTGTGAATACATAGACTGCCAAAACGTATGTCCGTTAGTTGTCGTGCTGGGATTGTTTAGAATACCTTGCGCTCGTGGCATGTTTGCCGTTAACTGTATCGTAGCTAAGTCTCCAGATATTTGATTGACTGCTGAATAGATATCCGAATTTTCCAAAGCGTCTTTGGCACTAACATATTCATTATCGCCAGTTGGTGACAAAAAATTAACTATATTGTCGTCATCTACCGGAACGCTTTGAATATTAACTGAATTGTTTTTTGCTGTTGGTGGTTCAAAAAAAGGCACTATTAATCACCTCCTTTTTGGCCAGCGGTTACGACTTCTGAAAGCCAGCCAACTAAAAACAACGCTACAGCAATTGCTAGAACGCCTTGTGCTTTACCAAATAAAAAGGCTGCATATACTCCAGCAATCATACCTAGAATAAAACACAACACATCAAAGTAACGCCATATAGTTGCAAAAAATTGTTTAAAAATCATTCATATCATCTCCTAGCAATCCCGATTCCGGGTTATTAAACCATTCAAGAACTTGTTTTTCGTTCATCCGTTCAACCTGTTTATCAGGATTGTTTACATCTGCAAAGTCTTCAAAGTGATACATGGCTTGGAATAAGGCGTCAATTATCGCATCAACCACATCAATCTTCAATGTAGCCTTAGCCTTATCAACTTGAATACCTATTTTATCTTCATAAATTTCAGCATTTAATAACGCCTTTTCCATAATCCGATCATCGAGTCGGTCAACTGAACCCTCAACAAACATGGTCTGTAAAAACTTAGTTGGATCTTTCAATTCACTAGTTCGCTGTCGAACGGCTTGTAATGGCCACCCAGAATTTAATTCCAATTGCTTGATTGTAGGTGTTAATCCAAACGCATCGTAACCAAAAAAGGCAACTTCCAATCGGTGTTGCTCAACAAATTTAAGCAACCACTGATAAACTTGTTCGTTATTGATTAGTCCTTGTGGGTGACTAGTGATTGTACAAAATCCTTTTTTAGCCAAGTCCCGATAGTTAATACCGTCTTGTTTTTCTTTAGCTTCAATTGAACCAGCGTTCTGCCATGGAATAAAGCTATGCTGATAAATAAACCACCGTTGTTTGTCCTTATTATCAAGATAAGGGAATACAAACGCTAACGCCGTGTTATCACTAAACAGCGAGTAGTCAAATCCGATATAAACTTGTCGATCATCAAAATTAAATGATGGGACAATAGCTTTTTCAACGTCAGGCAACTTCAAAAAGCTGTCAGTCGATTGTTCTAGCCACAAATTAAGGTTTTTATTTTGAAAATCGTTGAGTGTACCAGATAAGGCGTCAGAATCACGCTTATCTGTCAAGCCGTTCAACAGCACTTCTCGTTGACTTGGTAAATCTAGCAAGGGATTACTTTTAACCCATGTATCGGGCTTGTAAGTTTCATCTAGTTTGTCCTGCGACCAGATAAGCCCCAAATATGTATCAGCATCACGCAAGTAATCCTGTTCCATGGCTTGCTGAATCATACGCTCATCGTCATGGAATGGTACGGTTGGATCTGGATATGCCGTTGAAATTTGAATAAATTGCTTATTACGCACCTTAACTTGACCAGAAACGATTTTAGAAATCTTTTGTCGGGTCTTAATTTCACCAATTTCATCAAATATAGCCGTTGTGAAATGAAAACTATCATACTGACCGGCTTCATGACTGATTGCTCGCAGCTTGTTGTTGTTACTACTCATAACAACTTGATCAGATTGAGATGACAATGTTCGTGTATCTAATCCACTATCTTGAATTAGTGTTTTAAATGGTTCAATCGTTGCAATCTTGGCTAGCATTGATTTAATGTAGCCCAGAATCTTACTAGTTTGCTTGTAATTAATAGAAGATACTAAGTAGTCTTGGTTAGATAATCCCAATGACTCAATTAAAAAACTGTAGGCAGTAATAATCGCCATGAGGTAAGTTTTACCTTGGCCACGTGAAACTGAAACAATAGCTCTTGAGAAACGCTTACCACCGTCATCGTTACGCCAGCCAATTAACATAGCCATGATGAACTTTTGCCACGGCATTAGTTTAGTTGGTTCACCTGTATCAACGTTCGGACAAATGGAAGCAAATTTAAGCACTTGATCCACTCGCTTTACTGAATAAGCAAAGGGAAAGTCAACACTACCTTGCCGTTGCAAATCTCTAATATGGCGGAAAGCCGCTAGTTTAATCAAATATCCAGTAGTTATCTTCTCATCTAAAACATCTAAAGCGTACTGAGTTCCTGCGTCTGTATATTGTTGGCGAATTGCTGAGCAGTCTAATGCTTGGTAAGCTCCAATAACATCGTGTGTTTGTGTTAAATCAACCTTCATTATTACCCTCCTAAGAACTCTTTCATGCGATCAGCAACGCTGCGCTCGTCTTTGTGGTCATCTAAGTTTAACTTGATTAAATCACTACGAGATTTTGGTGATAAGCCTAACTCAGCACCTAGTTTAGTCAGATTTTTAACCGCTGAGTCGTAAATTTGAGTCATCGGGTTACGTTTGTAGCCCACGAAGTCTTTACCGATTTTTTGACCGCTCTGATCTTGCAACGTTTTATAAATTGCTTGGACTTCACCATTTTCTTGAATATGTTTATACGCATTACGGTAAATCTCATATTGGGAGGCATATTGCTCCACAAGCCCGCTATCTATACGCTTAACTGGGGTATTTTCTTCTAAAAAGGGCACTAATTTACGCCAAACGACCTTAGCCTGCCGACCTAAGTAAGCTGGAGGTGTACGTGATAATTTCCCGTCGTTGACGTCTTTATCCACTTTTTTCATTTTATATGCCTCCTTTCATCATTTGGTGACCCCCCCTACCTAAAAATTTTCAAAAATTGTTTCTATCACACGCGTTTTCCAATGTGTGTGCTTTCCCTTGGGCATATAAGGGGCGGGGGGTTGTTTTAATTACCGCCGAGTACAATTACACCTGATTGTTATATTATTCCTTAGAACGCAAATTAGACTGGTTTAAAACGTCTGGCATAATTGCTTCATATAATTCTCCGTTATTTTTAATGGTCGTTTGTTGATAGACATATCGTACGACTTTACCAATTACTTCTAGTTCGGATTTTCCCACGAATCTGTATTTATCATAAACATTGCTCATTAATTCTGGTGCTTTGTCATTTACCAATTTAACAATATATTTAATTCCAATAGCATTAGAATCATCAATTGTCTCGTTAAACGATGCAAACGATTCAGGGTTCATAAGAACTGCTAATATCTCGTTTGCAATAGCTTCATATTCTTCTTTAGAATGTTCCATATTCATTGCTCCTTATTCATTAACACAACGATTGCTGGTACATCATTAACCGGTGTTATGCTTTGCAATTCGTTACCTTGTCCAGTCCCGTAGTACGCCTGCTCCCAGTCTGTCTTAGCCCTGTGACACTTCCCACATATTACAGCTAAGTTATCAATGTCAGCTTTCAATGTTTCATCAAACTCAATCGGCACAACGTGATCGGCAATCTTAGCTGGTGTGATAACGCCTTGCACTTTGCAGTAAGCACACAAGTAATGGTCACGCTCTAGGACTTGTTGTCTTAGGTGTGACCATTGTCTTGTACGATAGAAGCTGTATTGCTGGCGCTTATCTTCATTGCGATAGCGAGTGACTGTGTTGTACTTGTGTGTGTATTGTTTATCATTGCCACGTGACCAACGTTGCCGACTAGCCAGATACTCAGCTTCATGTTCATAGTGCTGCTGACAATAGTGGTCAGGGAAAGTGACCATCGCATGGCATCCTAGTTGTCTACATCTTCTAACTCTTGGCATTGTCTACACCTCCATAATAAAAAGCCACACAACAATTAAGTTATGTGACTTTAGTGTTATAAAAATAAGACTGTAAGGAGTTGAACCTTACTAAGCACAAGGATTCCTTATTATTTTTTGCCGAAAAGAATTGTTAGCTTAAAACCGTTAGTCTCTTTTGAAACCACCTAAATTTCATCCCAATCAAAAGAAATGATTAATTATAGTTCGTTTATTTGTTTTATATGTTGTGTCTACTTATCAATTCTTTCGATATTAACAATATAAGGCGAACACTATTAGCATTTCATTCCGATTTTATTCGTTTTTTGACTATCTTTGAATACTCTTAGGTCTTCAACGTCCGCAAATGCCCACGAAAATTGTAATAAAGCTTCATTGAATCGTTCCCAGTTGTGCGTGTTATTGTAACCAGTTAAGTCTTCAATCGCTGTCCAGCTTAGCTTTTTGAAGTAGCGTAGCTCTAACACGTGTCGATGCTCTCTATCTAGTCCTGAACATGACTGCAATACCTTAGCTAGTAAGTCCTTAGCTTGAGCATGTGCTGTGAGCTTCTCTTCATTGCTATTGTCTACTCCATGTACT